AATGGTCATACCAGCAACAATACCCACGTTGCTGGCCACAGTCAGGTACTTGGTAGCACTAACATTGCCTACCATGGTGGTGGACACAGATGTGGTTCCCACAAAGCCAGGACCAAAAACTAGGTCTGCTGGGTAATCAATACCGTCAATAATCTGACCAAAGTCGTAACTGCTGACAGTGACAGTGCTATTAGCTGAGATTGTCTGTGCATGATCCAGTGTTGCGTGTACTACACCGCCAATATTGGCAAATCCTGTTACCACGCTGGGCACTAGGTTGGCACCAGTAAACTGCATACCCACATGCACATTACTGATATTGGATACACGAACATTGGCATTTGCTGTAACGCTAGACAACACAGTCACGTTAAACGTGTCCACGGTCAAGCCTGGTTGACCAGCGCCAGCATTATACAATGCCGCGATGCGATCGTTGGTATTTGACAACAATTCCTGATCGTATGGCTCTAGGTTGTCACCACTGAAACTGCTGCCACTGGTAAATGTGTTGGCAACAATGTAAATGCCGTGGTCGTATGTGACCAATGTGTCAGTGGTGTAGTGCGTATTGGCAAACCAGGGATACACTTGTGTCTTGTATGTCAGACGGTCAAACTTCAGTGTGGTATTGAAACTGCGAACTTTGCTGTTCTTCAATACTGCATAAGCTCTAGCGTCAGATCCAGAACCACCATCAATAATAATTGTGGGGTTGCTGGTATAACCGTCACCAGATTTGGTAACAACGATTTCTCTTAGAGAGCCACCGCTGACCACTGCATACGCTTCAGCACCAGTACCGCCACCACCAGTTATAATGATGTCAGGGTTTGACACGTAGCCAGTGCCAGCATTTTCAATAATGATGCTGTCCACTCGCATGCCGTAATTTTGATACCAGCTGATGTATTCAGGCTGTGTCCATTTGATGCTATCAGTAGATTCTTCACCACTGGGGCTTCTGTAGCGACCCAATGTAGTATCGTAATATGCTGGCACGTCAAAGTCTGTGACGTCGCCGTTGTAATAGTCATTGCCTTCGTAATCCAGCACGTATTCGCGCAGGATAGTTCTGTAGGGCTTAACTTCTTCTATGTACTGTTGTAGATAGGTCTGGTTGTCGTTCTGGTAGTTGTTGAACTGTGCCAGTTTACGGATCTTGTGTAGTACACTGATGAAGCTGGTCTTGAACAACCAGTCCACTTGTTTTTGTTCACTCAGTACATAACGGAAGAACACAAACAGGAAGTTGCTGAGTTCTGATTTCAATGTCTTGACAAAGATGTCGTAACGGATGCCGTTTAGGATGTTCTTGACAACAATTGGCAGTGTTGTTGATGCATTCAAGTAGTCAGCATCCACTTGCACTGTGCCGTTCTGTAAGGCAATACTGGTGTATGTGGTGCCACTCAACTGATACAGTTCCCACTGGCTGCGGCCGTTGTTTAGAACTTTAACGATTGCACCATCTTTGGCAGACAAGCTGACCAGGTCTTTATATTCAGGCACTGTGTGGTTGACCACTGTAGTAGCACTGAAGCCTTCTGAATAGTAGTCGGCATATGACCAAGCATTCATAGTGTCGTATGCTTGCACATCGTCAGTGATTACCCAAGTGTCGCCAGTGCCATTTAGTTCGTAAATGGTCCAGAAGCCCTGTAGGCTGCTGTCTTCTCTTACTAGCACTAGTGTTCCTGGTGTGTAAGCATCCACGTTTAGATAGCTGAGATCCAACAGGTTGTCCACATCAATATCCCAACGTCCGCTGGCTGCTGTGGGCACAGGGGTCTTGTCAACCCAGTAGTTCAAGTTGATCAGTTCGCTAATTGGGTGCTTCATGAACAACAGGTTACACCAGTTGATCAGGTTGACCACTGCGGCTTCACGTTCCACAACCATACTCTGGCGTGGTCTGAACGATACACCATATTTGTCTGCAACTGGCAAGTTGGTGTCAGGTACTGCTTTGTCTAGACTGTCATATCCAGCCAGACTGTCCAGCATCTTGCGCCAGATCTTGTCAGGAATGTCAATATCTGGGTTGCCCTCTTGTAACAATGTGTATTCGCTGTGGATTAGATCGTAATTCTTTTGCACATCGTAGTCAATGTGTAGTACCGCGTTGTCTGCCGCAATGTAGCTGTCCACGTTGTATAGGCCTACTGTGCTGGCATCCAGTAAGACTGCGTATTCCACGCCTTGTCCATTGGGATCAGCAATCATGTTGGTGATCTCAGCAATGCTCAATGTCTTCTTGTTGCTGGATTGTGCAGTAATTCCTGATACCCAGTAGTAGTAGTAAGTGGTCAATACACCTGATACTGGGTTGACTAAAGTTTCCACCACATATTTGGTATCCGCAGGGTTCTTAACTGTACCAGCACCAGTATATTCGCTAGGCAGTTGGATACTCTTGACCCACTGATAAACGTTCACGCTACTACCTGGGAACATCATACCCCAGTTGGTGCTACGGTAAGTGAAATCGCCCTGCTCGTAGTCGATAAACTTACAGGCACTCACGTCCCACCAGATCTGACCCACTTGTGCATCGCCCCAAGTCAGTGCAGTATCGTAGATACCGCTGGAACTGGTGTTGTAATTGTATCGTGCTGGATCGTAGCTGGTAATATAATCAATATTCTCAGCAGCTTCACCAGCAATCTTACCCTTGCCTGGGTCGATGTAATCCAGTGTGACCACTTTCTTACCACTTACTTTGTTGTAAATGTACAAGTTGTTAACATAGTCTAGATCAACACGAGCTTCCTGGTTACGTAAACGTGTCCAGCCTTTGGTGCCAGTAGTATTGGTAAACTTGAACACTAGGCCTGCATTGTTGCCGCCTAGATCGTCTTGTGGTGCGCCAATCAGCACTGTGTCTCCAGCAGTGGCAATGGATGCACCAAATTTATCGCCTGCACTGATGTCTGAATTGCATAGTTGTTGTGTAAAACCAAACAAGCTGGGGTCTGCGGCAGTGTTACCAGGCTTGTCCAAGTAATCAAACACATATACACTACCGCCGTTGACCACTGGATCAGTGAATCGGATGGTGTTGGTGTCTAGGACGGTGGCACCACTGTCAAATGTTGTTGGCAAATATGTTGTACCGCCAGTACCAGTAACAAACAATGTGGCTGAATCGTCAGTCACAAAGATCTTTTCACCAAATTTGGCGTTGCTGGATGGCAATGGGTTATTAATTGTCTGGCTCAAAACGTAGATGTCCAAGCCTAGTGCAGTTAACGGTGCTGTGTTATTACCTGGTAATATCTCTAGGCGGTTGAATCCACGCACTGTGTCGCTAGTAATATACAGTTGGTTGCTGACATTGCTAGCAGTTACACCAGGAATTGCCTTGTTGTTAATGTCGCTAATAACTGATGTCAGTGTAGTACTTGTGAATACCACTTCGTATCCATTGATACGTAAGCTGTGACCTGCTGTCACGGTGGGATTGGTCACTGTGCCAGTGATTTCTGCATAAACACGGCCCTGATTTGTATATCGGTACACTGAACCACTGTCGCCATAAGCGCCGTCGTTAGCTGGACTGCCCACATATAGAGTACAGTTGTTGTTACAGATCTCAACGCCTGTACCAAACTTGTTGTCAACAACGCCAGTAGTCTCCGACAACTCTTTGAACTGTACTAGATTGTTGGTGTCAATAGTGATCACCTTACCAGCCGCAATGACTGGACTGAATGTGAATGTGCTACCCACTAAAGTGAAGCCAGACGTTACAACTGTGCCGTCAATGTACACTGTGTACTTGCTAGTAGGTGTGCGGTGTGTTGTGAATGCGGCTGTGACGCCGTTGGCAACAAAGTTTTCAGTTGTTTTATCAAAAATGTATACTGCACCTGAGTTGCTGACGCTGCCAGTATCGTGGTTTGGAGCACCCACAATCAGTTGGCGTCCATCTGTCGAACAGGCCACACTGTAACCAAACAGGTCGCCACTGGCGCTGTCTGATCCTGTCACGCTGACGTTGCCAGTGTGTGCTGAATATGTGCTACCGTTCTTGTAGTATGCGTACACCTTGTTGTTACCAGGAGCACCAACATACAACCAGCTGCCGTCGTCACTTACTGCCAAGCTGTAACCAAATTGGTCACTTGCTGAACCGTTGATGTTCTGAGTGCGTGTGTACACATTGCCTGAACGGCTGTACACTGTAACTGCACCAGCACTGCTGGTCGCTGTGGGATCGCCCACAATCACTAGGTTGGCTGTGCTAGTAACGATAGTTGCACCAAAGCCGGCGGCGCCAGCAATGTTACTGCTCAATGCACTGGCGTCTTGTACAAACTGTCCGTTGATATTGGTGTATGTGACCACTTTACCAGTACCATCTGCAGGAGCACCAACTAGTGCTACGGTCTGGTCACTGCTGATTGTCACGCTGGAACCAAATGTGGCTAAGTTTACGTTAGCTGTGCGTGTAATTTCACCATTTGCAGTCCAGGCATCTTGTTTCTTGTATACTGCCCAGTTGCCATCAGTATCGTCAGTGTCAATAAACACTAGGTCGTCAGGCTTCCAGCCATGTGTTGGTGTAAAGCTGGCAACGTCAGACAAGTAATCATATCTAACGCTGTTAAACTTCATCAAGTAACTGTGTGCGATGTCATTTAGTGCTTCAAAGCTGGACAAATCGTAATTTTCCAGTGTTACGGTGAAGCTGTAGATGTCGTTAATGCTGTCTACTCTAAACACACCATCAAAAATACTCTGGCTGTTACGCAATACCACAATGTCACCAGCAATTAAGTTGTGCTGATTGTTACATTGCATGATCACCTGCTGTGTTCCAGCCTCAGCTGTTACAATATCAGTGATATTGACATCAGTTTCTGTAACACGGTATACATTCCATTTACGGTCAAAGTCTTTGGCTACCCATACCAGAGCACCAACTGAGATGCTAGTTAGGCTGGCGTTTAAATTGGTGTAATCAGCAAGATCAAATACAGTTAAATCAATGTCATCTAGACGTGGGTAACCCGCAGTGATTAGACCTGCTGAGTTTTCGTAATCATACTGTACGGTGTTAAACAAATTCTCAGTATATGTTGTGGGCCACTTGTATAGATCTGACTTCTTGTAGCTGACAATCTTGTCGCTGTATACACCCGAGTTGGCAATAAACTCCAGATAGCTGGGTGTGCCAGCAAATTCAGTCTCAGGTAGTTCCACTTCCACATACTGGCTGCTGTCCAGTGCGCCAAACTCACCAGTGCGTACTGCCCATTCTTCGTATAGGTTGATGTTACCACTAATCTTGTCAAAGTTAGCAGTGGTCAACGCATTAACGCTGTTTAGTGTGCCCTTCTCTTTGATGTAGCCCTGATATAGTTTCAATTGGCTAACGTCAGTAACACCCAGTTCTTCCAGGTATGCACGTTTGCTGAATCCAATCAGCGCCTTGCTGTGATTGGTAAAGTCTGATTCTAGATTGACGTCATTGACATCATAGAATGTCTGGAACACACCTGACTTGTTGTTCAAGTTGGGCAACATGGTAGCATTGCTAATATCAGCATCAACTTCTGCCCAGCCGTTGATCTGGAAGTTGTCAGTGCCCGCTAGATCACTCAGCGCAGTGTAAGGTGTCTGATTGTATATGACAATGTCACCCTTGTTGTAATCGGTATTTGGATGCCATTCCGTAGTAGTTTGCTGGTTCAAAATAAAACCAGGAGTATTGGGCGAGCCGTTCCAGTCGGCTGTCTTGTAGCCCACAAACTTCATACGGTACTGACGGTTGCCCAGCTCGGGCTTGTAAATGATGTCGTTAAACACAGTGACATTATTAAACACAAAAATGTGTTCATACTGTACCAGATGCAACTCAACAAAACCAATAACACCCTGCTCCAATGTGACAGAAGTGGAGTTATTTCCGTTCTGGTCAATTAGGCGACTGATACGATATTGTGTTTTGGGGCGAATCTTGAAAGTGTTGTCCAGGATCTTGCTACCCACAGCAGTATTGTCCACTGCATCAATAACATAATTTGTTGAGATCAGATTGAGAGTATCAATGACTGGGCTGAACACAATTACTGAGTTTTCGACCCAACCCTGTGCGCTCCAGTGTAGGAATTCTTTAGCACTTAATAGCCAGTTGCGTGTTTCGCCCAGGTCATTAATGGGTTGGTTAAACACAAAGCCCTGGCTCTTTAGGTAACGCTCGTAGCTGACGAAGAAGTCCACCACCTGTTGTTTGGTTTTAAATTCGTATCCATATGGCACAGTCAGTTTGATCTTTTCGTAATCTTTGTAGATCAGTGCCTTTTGGTTACCCACTTTAATTGTGTATGCATCGCTGTTAACACGGCTGGGGATAATAGTAAAGTATGGATTGTTGTAATCGTAACCTTCCACGCGATATCCGCCAGCAGATTTGACTACAATGACCGCACTGTAGTTGACCTTCTTGATTGGCACGCTCTTGTACAAGTGAATGTCAAAATCTTCGTCAGGTACAATAACACTGCTGTTGGTGCTTGTGGGGCTGGCTTGTTCTGCCAATACCTTGATGTAATTTTTATCTGTGAAGCCAGCAAACTTGTGAACCAGGTTCACGTCGATGTTTGCCACATCAGTTTTTAATGTTGTTAATGGGTCAATACCCAATCCGCGAATGTAATCAGCTACCCAGTTGATATAACCAGCATTGCTGACTTCTGTTCCGCTGGACTTGTCACCATTAATAAATGCATCAGCAACAGTCAGGCGAGTGTTGGTCAGCTTGTTAGTCCATTGATCGCTAACTGTATTTTTGTAATAGTTGTAAGTGTCTAGGAACTTGGCAAAGTACTGTGCAGGCTTCATTAGAGCAAGTGCAACTTGCACATCAAATGCATAATCACTGCTCTTGGTCCAGGCACTTTCTACTGGACCACCGTCGCCCACTACCCAGCTGGCGCTGACAGTGTTGGTGTTTAGTGACAACACCACACTGCTGTTAGGCCCAAGCAATGTACCATGCTCATCAACGGGAATAATAGTGCTCAACCCTGGACGAGCATACATGTCATTGATGTATTCGCCAGTGTCGTTAAGTTGGTCTGGTCCGTGTAGAATGCGACCTGCTTCTAAGTCTGCCCACAACACTGTGTTACCGCTAGTGTAAGGTGCTGGGCCATACTCAGCTTCCCACCACCAGGGTTTCTCGCTGAAGCCCAGCATTTCCCATGCGTGGGTGTGTGGGCGATCAGTGTCATAGTAGTACTGGTAAATCTTTCTCCAGCCGCCTGGCAAGTAGTTGCCGTCAATCTTGTTGGTGCTGGCTCGGTAGTTCCAGGTAAAGTCGTCACCATTCTTGAAGTCTGAGTTGGTGCTGAAATCCAGTCTGTTGTTGCCTACCCATGTTAAGAAACGGTTGGCAATGATCTGATTGAACTCAGCCAGTGTGTAGTCGGTATTACGGAACTTGCCTGGGATAATTTCGTGTATGTCCAGACGAGACGCATCGTATTTGACCTTGATGTTGTTGTAAATGCGGTTTTCCAATTCAAGGATAACTGCATCACGGAAATCGTTAAATGCTGGCGTAATGCTACCGTCGTGACCCTGGATAACATTCATTGACGTTCTGTATGTGTCGTCTAGACGCAGTTCAGGAATGAAGCTGGGGTACATGCCCATTTTGGTGGGTGTTTCGGGAATCCAGCTGCCGTTGGTATTGTTATAATCCACCACAGTCAACACATCGCCTGCAACCAGTGTGATGTTGTCAATATTAATGGTTATTGCAGGTCGATCGCTGTTAAATGTAAAGTCACGGCCTAGTATCAGTTGCTCACCATTGCGGTACACCAGCACACTGCGCTTGCTGGGTTTGAACGGGTCGTAAATGGCAGCAATGTCATAAATCTGTTCTACTGTGGTGATGTTGTAGGTGATTGTTTCCTTCTGATCGCCGTAACCCAGCATGTCACTGTAATAGAATGGGAATGAGGAATCTTTAACCTGGTTAATATAAGATAATGCTTCGTCAACTGCGCTAATTGGATCCATGTGATCCAAACCAGACAAGGTTTCTAACGACAACAGGAATCTATTTTTAAATTTAGCGTATTCGCGCTGTGCGTATGTGATACTGTTTACAAAACTGTAATCAGGATGTGTCAAGAACAGTTGTGCAAATGTTACTGGAGAGCTGTGTTGTAGGATTTTACCACCAACGTTTTTAATGTTGATATCTCGCAAATTACTGCTACCAGGGAACACACCAGCGGATAAGGTGCTATTGGTAAAGCACTCGTTCACGTGGTTACGCAATTGGCCCAGTGTCAGGTCAGTGAAGTTAAAGTTGATACCATTGTATTCCAGGTTTTGTGGAATACTGTAATAGCTACTGGTAGCAGGTGTGCTGTTGTAGATCAAAATATCAATTTTGTCACTAACAGCAAATGTATATTCTAGATTTAGATATGTCTTGCCACGAGCAGTATAGGTGGTTGCCAGGCTGTTGCTTACTGGCACGTTGTTGACATACACTAGCAAATTCTTGACAGTGGTGTCAGCGTCAGGCGCACTGTCAATTTCAAATGCAGTGCCCATGTCAGTTGTGTAGATATAGGTGTATTGTTGGAACTGTTTGGTTGGTGTAGCAACCTTTTGCCACAAGTTCTTCTCTTGATAGTTGGTTCTATCCATGTACTTGTGTACATACCCAGTCTGTAACGCAACAGTTCCTAAATCGTATGTAAAACTACGAGTGCTAAAGAAGTTCTCAAATACAATATCACCAATGTTGTTAAAGTTGCGATAGGTTAATGGGAATCCCAAGTTCGCATCGTCGGCGCCAGTACCCACTTTGTATCCGAACAACTCAGTACCGATAAAGTCAGTACCAGGATACACTGTAGTGTCACCAAAACTGTTTCCACTCTGGTCAAACACATCGAACAATGGTGCCTGGTTAATGTTAGTTTTGATCTGACTTAGTGCCCATTCGGTGCCGTTAAACCAGTAGGTATTACCCTTGCGTGTCGCACCAAACAACACAGTCAATTGGTCATATATGGCAATCTCGCCGTCATCTGCTAGTACCAAATGTATCTGTGTGCTGCCGTCATCTTCTGGGTCAACTAGATTGACCACGTAAATCTTGTTGCGTACATTGTCGTCCAGGTCTGCTGAGAATATTACTCGCATGCCGTTGGTCAATGCGTAGCCATCAATAGTGTAACTGGCTGCACCTTCCACATTGCTGAACGCATCTGTTTGTGAAATGTCAAATAGGTCAATGTTGGCCTTGGCCAGCTTGCCTGAATTAAACAACTGCAAGTCGGCATCAAATTCAACGATTGGTCGGTTGGCACGAGCTGCCTGGTCAATAATTGGAATAAAGTTGTTGTATACCGCAGTGGCATTGATAACGTCAATATGGAACCAACGGTTGCCACGACTCCACACGTTGCGGTCCTGGCTGGCTCGGTTGATTGTCAGGTAATCTTTACCTTGTGGGCTGCTCTGACTTTCGTCATATGCACTGCTGTCAAATGCCACACTGTCAAACGGAACTTCCACGTTGTCCAGGAATCCTTCAGGAGTAATCAGTTCAGCAACTGGTACCAGTTTAATTGCACGACCCACGCCCTCAACATAGAACTCTTTGTTCTGATAGTAAGTAGGACTTACTGAATTATCAAACAACACTTTTAGGCCATTGGTAAACACTACGCCAGAATTGGTTGTGTAGCTGCTTTTACCAATGATGTCAGCATCCACATCAACAGTGGTTGTAAACAAGTCGTCTAGAATTCTGATAGTACCATATGCGTCAGGATTACTACTGTCCTGATAGTACAGTGTAGTTTCAGGTGCAGTGATAACTGGTACGCGAGTTAGATTGTAGTCGCCAGCAATAGAATAGTATTCTAGGTTGCCAAACTCGGTGCCTTCTTTAACACGAACTTTTTCACCAGCATCTACGTTGACTAGCCAGTCTAGACGGATGTAAGGATTAGCTGGGTCAGTAACACGATCCACACGCAAACGCCACACGCTCACACGGTAGTCAGGATCAACATAGCCTGATCCATCATAAGGCAATGTTGTGTAATTTACAGTAGGGTCAGGATTTGTGCCCACAGCCCACAGTTCAGTATTGTTGGCTTGTTCTAGGAACACAATGGTCTTGCCGTCGATATTACGTTGACCATCAATATTGCCCACCGCAGACATGAAGGCATCATAGTTCACGTTGGCAAGATCACGATAGTTCAAACGTGTTGCAAGATCGGGTGAATACTTTAATGGCAAGTCCAATAGGTAGTCTTGTGCATCCTTGACAGGCACGTTAAATGTCAGTGTACCAGCAATGATACCGTTGTTAACCACGCCCAAGATCTCACGGCTGCTGACGTTGTCTTGATATGACTTTGTGCCAGATACACCTGGTTCAGTCTGGATCCAGAACTTGCTGCCGATCTGATCGACAGTGAATGTATAAGTGCCACCGCGCTTTAGGCTGATGGTGGGATTGAATGTGCCAATGTTGTTAAATGTATAGTTGCCATTGGTACGATCTAGGCTGGTGTTGATAGTGGTGCCAAAGTCCAACGAAGCGTTGGTAATGGATACGCGGTCAGGACCAGCAGGCAACCAGTAGTACTGGCTGAAGTTTACAAACTTGTCGTAGTCAATTTGTCCGTCAAAGTTATAGTATTCATCGTTGAACAAACGGCTGTGGTTATCAGTCTTACCATTATAAAATTTAATTTTAGCAATTAAGTCGGGATATGAATTTACATAACTGAGTTTGTCATACTCATCACGAATAACCACACTGGGCTCCAGCTGATAGTTCTGTCGTGTGGCGTCGGACTCTAGTACATATGGATCGTCAGTCTTGTAGTTAGGTAGAATTTTTCTACCTACAAATCCAGAGATCTTCTTGAGTTTAGGCTCTGATATTAATTTGTCTACAGTGGCAGATAAAAACTTCTTGTTAGTTTCGGTTTGGAAAAACTCAGGAAGTAAATCAAGAGACCTTATTGGCATATTATTCTCATTCTCATTTAGTTAGTAGTATTTACTATGTTGCCGGTCCAGCCCAATTGCGTTGCTGTGATAGAACTAATTACAGTAACATCATCCACTGTGGCACAGTTAATAAAAATCTCATCTGGGTTGCAAGTGATCTGATACATGCTACCGAATACGTTATTGTTGCGTGGTACTAATACCACACTGCTGACATTGGGGGCCATGACCTTGTGCAAGTAAGCACTCAGTTCACTAAAATAGAATGTGTCGCCAAAGTCCCAGTTGGTAATGGCAAAGTAATTGTTCAAGGCGCTGATTAAACGACTCTTGATCTCATTATCGCTGACATTAATATTGGGGTTCTTAACCACTTTAAATTCTGCTTGTAAGTTGCTTGGTGCTTTGTTACCAAACAATGGTTTAAATCTAGCAGTACTAAAAATAATAGTATCGCTAATGGGCTTGTAATCGTTTAAGCCCTGGAATTCTGTTTGCAGTTCTTCTGCTGTGGGTGCTGTGGGTTCTGCAATCACTTGTGTGGTGTCTTTAGCGTATGCACGATAGTCAGCATCAAACTGTTTGGTCAACACATACATGTCCATGATGTTGTTGGGACTGGGATCAATACGACGATTGTTAGGACTATTGTGGCGGTATTGGAAGTACAAGTCCTGGCGGCCTGTGCGCCAGATGTAATCGTTAGTTACAGCTACATTGCTGGTGCCGCCTGTCACTGTTAGTGAGTACATGGCAGCATTGGCATTTGCATAGAACAACTGACCATCGTCATAGCTGGCAATGTTGGCATTGATCTGTGCCACGTTGGCATAAGATGTTACCACTGTGCCATTGTCAATAGGAGCATAACGACTGAATGTATCATAAGTGTCGGTATCTTTAAAGAACACCAGCTTGTCATTGGGGTTGGCATCGGGCGCAACCACTGTGGTAAACACATCAGGATCATCAGGTATACCGTCGTTGTTGCTGTCAGCATAAGTTACTTTGATCTTGGTGTTGTCTTCGTAACCGTCACTTTCAATCACGTTGTCATAAACATACAACGGAATGGGATTTAGGAATTTGTCAGTGCTGTCTGGCTGTTTGTTTACGCTCAACACCTTGATGTTGTCGTTAATGATGTTGCCAGTCTTGGGATCAAAAATCTTAACACGGTTGTCAAAGTAGAAGCGAGTTTCCAACACGCTTTCAAAGTAGAAAGTCAAATTGCGATAAGTGACTGTGTATTGTTGATTTACGTTGGTAAACTTTAATAGCCAGCTGGAATCCAGTGCAGTACTACTGGTATCGCCAGCATAGGCCTCGCTGAAGTCGCTAGTGGTATCCAGGTTCTCGTTAGTAACAATCTTCCACTCAGCTAGTTCAGTATCGTATCTCAAACCAAACTGGCGATACAACTGGATGCTCTCTAGCACCTGTTGTTCCACCTCAGTTGTCAACACATTGCTGAACTTGGGGATAATTTCGCTAACAACTGCACCAGTGGGAATATTGTCACTTAGGATAACTGCACCATCGCCGCTGGGCAAAATACCAGTGCTGCCATTACCCTGGCTAGTACCGTCATCAGTTACTGAAACCACGCTGGTCCAGATAACATCACGTTCACCCTCAGCAGTAGCAGTGCCAGATACCAGCACGTTTCGGCTGTTAAAATAGTAACCTGCAGGCGCAGTAAACTTGATCATCGCGCCTGTGGTAATATACTTCTTATTATCGCTCACATAAGTGCCCAACTGTTGAGCAACATATGAAGATGATACTGAATTGTATCCACGGAAATAACCAGTACTCTGATTAGTATCAATTGATACCTTAGCCCAGGTTACTGGCCCAGTGTATGGGGAGCCTAGTGTTATTGTGTAACGGCCAAATTCTTCATAGAAGAAGTTGCGGACTTCTTTGCTTCGCAACACATCTAAAACCTGGTTACGGATAACTGTGCTGATGTCAGTTACAGTGTTAAATGTAAACGTAAATGAGCCGTCAGTGACATCACGATAGAACAAACCATCTTGTCCAAAAATGTTAGTGCTACTGTACTTGCCTGTGGTATCCACAACGTCCAAGTAACGGCTGATACCTGAGCTGGTACGGTTGACTGTTTTGACACGCAGGATGTTGTTGTACTGTGCGTATGGGAAGATATTGTAGTCTTCACCGTTGACCATACGGTTCTGTGTATAGTACTGTTGTGGTGCTCGAGTCTTGATATCCTCTAGAGCTTCACGGCTGCTGGCATTGCTGACTGTGCTCTGCAAGCTGGCAGTCAACGTTAGTGTTTCAATACGACCTGCGCGGCTGAAGTAGGGCACTGACAACGAAATGTTTTGCATTTCGTCAGGAGTAATCTTGTAAGACAAACCGTTGCTCTGGCGGAAGAACAGACGATATGTGCCTACTGGAATCTCAGCAAACACACCGTCGCCAAATACCAGATCAATCTGGTCGTTGCTACGGCTGCTGATTTCAAAAATCTTACGTGTGGTCTGATTTAGCGAATTGTATACTACGTTGTTGCTGGCCACGCTGGGCACTGATGTCCAGGTTTCCTGCACACGGCCAGTGGAATCCATCTTGTACAACCAGACGTCTGAGTTGTTGATGTTGTCGTAGTTGATGTTGACCACGCGGTTGGGTAGACTTTCAGTTAACGTAAAGTCAATATTGTTCAGTTGGCCTTGCTTAAAGAACAGGAACCAGCCAGTGTTGACACTGCTGTTGCCCTGGTTGTCATTCTTGTAGAGCATGTTGAAAGTACCACGTGGCTGTGGATCTTTCTCATAAATGTATGTTTTGTCATAGCTGGTGCCGCTGACTGCTTCGAATGGAGTGTCTACACCGTCCACGCGAGCGTTGAACGTCAACGCTGGAATGGCGTTGCTCAGGATGTTCAGCTGGTACTCTTGTGTCACCACGTTGTTAATGGTGTTAGTATGTGCTGATTTGCCCACCAGCTGACTGTTTACTAGGGCAGCATTGATGATGGCGTTGAACTGTTCGTGCCAGTTGGCATTGGTAACATCGTTCCAGGTGACGCCCACATCAGCAATGTTGTTGCCTTCAGTGTCAGTTACAGTTTCCGATGTGCGAATGGTATCAATTTTTAGGAAACCGCTGGCAGGCACGTTGCGCTTGGGTGTGTAGCTGATCAGTTTGGCCAGCTTGAGAATACTGTCGCGGCGCTCGGCCGTGTCTAGGAAGTTTTCACGGGCATTCAGGTCGGTGCGGAATGCCAAGCTCTGACCCAGGAACGCAATCAGGTCGATCAGAGCGATAAATTCGGAACTTTCAGTAAAGTCGTTAAAGTCTTCAGGATAGTAAAGACGCAAGTAGTCAATCATGCTCTTGCGAATGGTTTCAAAGTCGTAGCTCTGGAAGTTGGCTTCGCGGAAAGTCGTGTAGAGTGTGGTCCAGTCCTGGGCCGCTAATAGTGATGTCTGACGTGATGTGGTGGATGCCATGTCTTTACCTGTTTAACATATTTATTTGGTACAATAATATGCTATTTTTATGCGACAGTGAGCTTTTGGCTGTCTCTGTCAAAGTTCAAGTACATGACCTGACTCTGATCGTATTCGGAATATTGTAAACGAAGCTCTATCTGAATACCATGATCAAACTCAGTGATATTGATATCGTTTATTTGTAGTCGTGGATCGTAGCTGGCAATGCGCTTGACGTCGTCAGTCAGCACTGATTTTACGTCATCGGTCAGGTTTTCAAATAGCAAACTCCAGATCACAGTGCCAAAGTCAGGGTTCATCAGCTTCTCACCTTTTTTAATGTGGAAGTGATTGATCAGATCCTGTTTGATCAGTTCTGCATCTGTCAGTTTGAATTTTTTATTGGCAGCAACGGTGCTGAAACCACGATAAAGAGTACGCATCTGTAATCCTAGAGACTATAGATGTATTTAGTTGTGATTTCAGCCGTTAATTTGATGACGTGGATGGCGTGGTTGTAGTTGTCACTGGGTTGCCAGAACCGTCAACAACTGGGCGGCCGCTGCCGTCAGTCACTGCTGTGGTTGTGGATCCAGCTTGTGCATTAGCTAGACACTGCTTGACTATGTCAACGTGCTTGGCAATCTGCGCTGCCACCATGGCCACTGTGACAAAGCCCGCTTTGCCACCTGGATCAAATGCTGGGTTGGCCTTGTATTCACGGCTGCCGCCCTGCCAGATCACAAAGTCGTCGGGCTTGCCTACGGCTGCGGGCCAGAGAATAGTCAAGTAGATGTCTACTAATCGTGGGCTGGGTGCCTTTTTGTTCAGCTTGTTAACTTCAAAGTACTTCTGCACATACGTACACTGTTCCACACGACTCATCATACGCAGTGCATCAGTGGTTGTGCCAATCGCTTGTGCCGCAGGACCACCGAACTGAATCAGTCCAGTATAGCCTAGACTGTTACGGATCCAGGGGTCAAATGTGGCTGCTGACTCCAAATGCATACAGGACAGCATGTCAATATAGTTCAGTTTGAGGTTGGTACTGATTTCCTGCACTTTACTGATAAACGCCTTGTCAGACGCCCAGGGTGCTGGTTCACCACGGAACTTGCCGCGATCCACTTTGTTCTTGTTGGCTGCTGGCAATGTGGTAGTTGTACTGCTACCAGTAGTTGTTGCTGGTGCTGCCGACACTGCTGTTGATGTTTCAGCATTGGCTCTCTGGATCGTGGGAGTCTGATTGCTCTGCCCAGTTCTGTTACTTCTAGAATAGGGTTCGTGTGTGGGTGCCTCAGTAACAATACTTTCAAATTGTTCAGTAGCTGTCCAGATACCAGCCGCGTTGGGTTTGACATCTGGATGTGTGATCTTGGTGAATTCTTGCAGTTGTTCCACAGTGGCAGTGTTTTCGTCGTTCATGTTGATGTTAGAACCTTCAAGGTTCATATCACCCACACACTGTATTGTGCCAGTTGCGCCCACTAGTAAATCGTAATTGGCAATGCTAGCAATAGCAATCTTTTCACCCTGTACTTGGTATGCTAATGTCGCCAAATGTTGTATTGTCTGTGACTCCACTTCCACTTTGATACCCGCATACTGGTTGATGTTTCTACCGGCATGCATGTTAATATCTCTATTAGAGTGCAAATTCAAGTCACCCTTGGTACGCACGTTTATTCCGCTCTGGGCATAGACTTCAATTTTGCCGTCAGCACTGAATTCCAACCAGCTCTTGCCGCTGGCATGGCTGATATAGATCACTTCGCCACTGTCGTGCATGACAATCTGATGGCCACCACTGGTACGTAGACGCATTTGTTTGTCAGTGCCGTCCTCAGAACCGTCGTCCATAAAGAACGTGTGCCCACCCACACGGCTGGTGACAATATTTCTATTTAGGTCCACACTGAGTGGACGCCCTGGTGTGCTTATACCGAATACATAGCTGGGCGTTTCACGTTGACTGCTACTGGTGTTGGTGCCACGAATTGTGTCTTTAATCAAGCCCTGGTTGATTAACAACCGAGCTTGTAACTCATGCACTGGTTTAGGTAGTTTAAGGAAATCCCCCTCCAGCGCGG